GTTGTAATTCCAAGTCTCTTCCTTCCTTCTTCTCTGTGTGTAAGAAAGTAATTCTTGATATAAATTTTGTGGCATTTTCTCTGATAGAAAAGAGAAACTATCTTGACTGTACATCATGCGTATAAGTCAGCACTTAAACTGTATCGTTTTTCATTTTGAATACCTTTGCCAGGTATGTGTGGTAGGTTAGATGGAAAGATAAACCAAGTTAACATTTTTTTAGGTAAAAAATATGGATCTCTTTTTGGCATAGGGAACATAGTAGTTCCAGACTCACCTAACTTTATATACATTATACCAGATAATGTAAAAGGATTCTCTGGATTATGTGAGTGCATATATGGTTCTATTGGATTATCATCCCAATCTACATACACCCATGAATTTATTTGGAAATCAAATATATCCATACCCCAATATCTAGAACAAGCATCGTGAAATGACCATTTTAATTTTTTAATAATAGGTTCATCATACTCTAAGAAGTCATCTTTACCATCAGTGAAAGTAAGTTTAGATACGTGAGCCATATTTTTAGTAAGAGCACTCTCCTCAACAGAAGTGTCGATAAATTTTACCAGTTCATTTGCATCAATGTCTACTGGATATTCTCTAATTCCTAGTACCATTTTCTTGTATTCTGTGCAATTATATTATCGTGAATATCAGGATCACAAAATGAAAAAGCAATTGTAGTTCTGATCTCATTACCTATCAATGTGTTAGGTGGTTGTCCTTTATGCAACCAGTTTGAGGGAAGTAATGCACCTGTATTGGGTATGTATGGTACGTGATGATATTCTTCATCTGGTGTTTGACACACAAATTCACCACCCCATTCCTGATCCCAATGTGGTTGATTAAAGTATATAAATGTCCACACACCATGTTCTTCCCAGTCTTTATGAAACATTGTATTTTGTCCTGCTGTCTGTCCATTAGCATGTATCTTACAGAGTTTTATATCTCTCCTAAGAAATTTCATTATCTTTAATCTAATAGTAGTAGCACACTTAGTAAATATTAAATCTGTTCTTAATGGATGTTGCCATGATACTGGATCTCCTTTACCATAAGATGCATTATTAAATGTCCATGTAGCAAGAGTGCTCATAGAAGGTGACTTACGATCAAAGTAATCCCACAAAGGTATTATCTCCTCTTCAGATAATACATTATAAATGACGTGAGGTTTATTCATTAATCACCCCATATTTGAATTGTATATCTATGCTCAGGTGCATCATGTCCAACAGTAGTTACTAGATGACTTTCACTACAGTCATTCAATACTAACATATTTTGCTCTGGTAAAACTGCTCTGTATACATCAGGTTGATTTGAATCTTCATCTAGATTTAGATCAGCATGATCCATCCATACAAACCAACCACCAGCATTTGGATGCCAATGTTCATTTAAATATAATGTTGCACCAAACAAATGATGAGTGTCAGAATGTATTCCAATACCAGCACCAGGTTGCCACACATTATATCTACATGTCAACTCCTTAAACTCAGCATGTGGTTTTAAATGTGTTGATATCTCATCGCTGAATACTTTAGGAATATCAGTAGCAATAGTTGATCCATGAATACCCTGTCTTAAAAATGGTTTCCATGCAAAGTTACTAGATGACCAGCAATCAGTATTCAACTTAGATCTAAAGTCGTCTACACATGCATCAAGTAATTGTTTAGGTAAAAAGTTCTTTATAATTTTCATACCCACCAAAGCCATCCTGTACAAATATACTTCTCATGTTCCTCTGATATCACACCTCTATGCTTATGGGTAAGTCCAGCAGGAAAAATTAATGTTTTTCCTTTCTTTGCTTCTACATTATATTCCTGATAAAAGAATTCAGTTCCTCCATTAGGAACATCATTTAGATATGTGATGTATACAAATGCTCTATCACACCCGTCAGATCCTGATGCATCCACATGCCAAGTATAAAAACCATCACCTGGTTTATAGTATTGAATCTGTGGTAGTCTTTGCATTACAAATTCTTGATTGTGAATAGTCAAAGAGTTCAAGTAATTATCAATAAATCCATTTAACTCTTCTTGATATAGATCGAATTTATAATCACTAGGTTCTCCTAGTGCACCAGCATCTTCAATAAAAAAATCTCTACTCTTTTTTATCTCAGGCACAACACTTCCACCACCTACACGACCAGCGTAAGTTAGATCTTTTTTATCGGCGTCTTTGTATAGATCTATAAGACGATCACATATACCAAGATCACTCAATGTATATTCTTTTATAAATCTCATTTATATGCAGGTCCTTGTGTCCACCCAACGAGAGAATGTCTAACACCTTTAGTCACTGGTTTAACTCTGTGTGGAGTATCAGCATGAAATATTATTACATCTCTCTTCTTTAATTGTACCACAATTTTCTCAGTTGTCTGTATTTCAAATTCACCACCTTCAAAATCATCATTCAACAAAACTGTGAAACTTATTTTACGTATCCTACCCTCAGGTCTCTTATCTTTTGTCCAACCCATCTCATCACAATGCCAATCATAAAAATCACCTACATCATATTTTGTACGTTGTAAAGGTTCTATAAAATCTACATCTAAATCCCATCCACATTGTTTGTTAGCAAAATACACAAGACCATCCATCATTGCATAAACTTCATCATTGTCTATCCAGCATAACTTTGAACTTCTATCTTTATTATCTTGTGCTTGATATTTGTTACCATCCCATTGATCTGTCTTACCTGATTCATAATCTTGATATGGTTCTATTGCTTTTTCTAATTGTGGAAAGAAATCATCATCAAGATGTACTATCATATACTGATGTTTGAATGAATTCATTTTTGTAGAACCATAATATGTAAACCATTCCACCAACCATTAGGATCTTCTGGAACCTTAGTTAGAATTTTTCTCTCAAACAATAAATTGAGTTTATTTTCTTTAATCCAAAATTCACATGATTGCACAACTCCCATAAAGTTTGCATCATCAACAACAAGAATAAACTTGTCAGCAAAACATGGAATTAAAAATGTAAGATTATCAAACTGAGCTTGTGGATCATGGTCAGCATCATAGAAAATAACATTAGGTTGTTTATGTACATTTGCAGGGGTTAGATCTTGAATAGTCTTAGCACAAAAATATTGTTTCTCTTGTAGTCCTGCCCAGAATATTTTCTTAGGGTCTTCATATCCTTCTACCTCTACATCATCTCTGAATGGTGAGATTTCTTTTTCAGAATAATTATCTACAGCAAATGATTCTACATCTCTATTCATAGTAGCAGCAAAGAATGTACTACCAGCATTAACGCCAAGTTCCATATAGATAGCATCTGGTTTAGATAACAAATTATTTAAAAAATGTCTTACTATATTTGATGACAAACCTTTATACTTATATCCTTCTTCTACAAAATTACTCTCCTTTCTTGCTGCCTTATCAATAGATTCTAATACTAATTTGATATCATCATCAAAATGTCTGTCGTTCTTTTTCATTCTAGACTGAACAACAGAATCACAGTAATTACAATCCCAACAATCAAACTTACAAGTCTTAATTTTTTCACGCCATATATCAATAGGTCTTTCTTCTAGAGATACGTCTTCAATATAATCATTAAACTGTGGATGTAAAATCTCTTCATTGTTTTTCCACCTACTGATAATAGTCATGCTTTCCATAAGACGCATAGCATTTTCTCTTCCATGCATCTTGAATACATCTATACCAAGATCAATAAACTCTTCCCAATCTTTTTTCCATGGAGGAATAGTTGCTGCTTTTAATGATGCAGCAGGATCTTTCTCATCCCATGTAGAACAAGACACTCTACTAATACTATCATTAAAATATTGTGGATCATCTTTTTCTCTCACCATATTGTAATGATAATGTTCTGGCATGATTGGACATCCACCCCAACACCACTCATTAGAAAGTAATGATACTTTAACAGGTTTACCTATAGATGCACAATACTCCTTTGCTTTTTTAATTCTTAGTAGAGAATCTCTATCACGCATGAGGTCTCTATCTAGATTAATATAATAGAATCCTGCCTTTGCAAGATTTACTATTTCATTTGGTCTAGTAACTTCTCTAAGAATAGTATTCTTTACTTTTAACTCTGGAAATGCTTTCTGTATTTGACCAGTCAACATCCATGTTGTATGAGGTAGAGTAACTATACGAACTCCGTTCTCATATAAGAATCTAAAATTTTCAATAAAAATATCCAAGTTCTCCTGTGTAGGATCTACTTGGATATTATTGAATGTTGCTGACAAAGGTATCCCAGTCTCCTGTGACACAAACAAAGCATTTAAAGTTGTCTCTCTGATGTCACCATCAATTACGTCACCCATCGCATCTTGTGTGAAGGGTGGCATACGACATGTAAAATAGATATCATAGATATATTCCTTATGTTCTTTTAGAAAAGGAATAAATTGGTTTACTACGAAATCCTCAGGTAGTTTTGTATTAAGCGGTATTGAGAATGAGGCCATATTCTACTATCACTTTCTCCATGTATAAATGTTCATCAACTGGATTCTCTACTAGCATACCTTTATAAGATTCTGCTAATTCATTTAATTTTGCTTCGTTAATTTTAGGATAAACAACTTTCCCATCTTCTTCTGTTTGGAGACTATACCTCTGCCATACTGCATGGTGAATTATAGGTAACAACTGAAGATGTCTAGTTGTTGCTTCTGGAAATCTATCCATTGTCTTTCTTTGGTTGAATTTGTCCCTGTCCTGTATATTTATGCTCTAACAGTTTAGGCATTGCTATACCTTCTTGTGCTAACTGATTCTGTAGTTGTGGTGCAATCATTTTATTAAGTTTGTCAATACCACCACCAATCATACCAGAATACTTAACAGCAACACCAAGTGTTTCTACTTGATCTTCCTCTGGCATGTCCATGATTGTAGTCATGTTACCAGAACCGATTCTTCCATAAGAAACGATGTCCATTGCTGCTTGCTTGCCCATACGAGCAATCCAGTATAGTCTTTCTTCGTGCTCGTGTTCAGTACAATAATACTCTATAGGGTGCTCATCGTCAACATATTTGTCAATTACTTCTAAAAAATACTTGAGTTCTAACTCAGACTGTCTGAGTTTTCTTTTCCAGATACCAATATCATAATCGTTTTTCTCATAATCTATCTGCATTAATTCTTTATCAAGTTCGTCAGGAATTAATTCTATATCCCGTACCAATCTTTTTCTAAGAATCTCTGCCTTCCTAAGACTATTTCTGTTCTCCATGTACGCATGGTATCTGGTTTCTAGTTCCATCATTGCTTGACGGACTTTTCTCCATGGAGTTAATTGTGTATCAGCAACAAAATGTTCACACTGATATCTAGTCATCCCGCTATCAAAACGCATGGATGCAGACAACCAATCAAAATCTTTTTTAGTGAGTGCGAACTCGTCTACAAATGACTTTGATAAGTGAACTTCGTTTGTGTCTGAACTTATTATATTTTTAACGTCGGAAACAATATCTGAGAGATTAGCGTCAGAATGTAAAGACATAGGGTTCTACCTCATACTCTGGTTTGCGATCCCAGTCAGTATCAGATTTTGTTCTTCCCATCTCAATTGCTTGCTTTTGGGGCAACATGATACCAATGTGATCTTCATATAATATATTTATATCCCATACAGAAGTGCAATTTTCAAATTTCTTTATTAATGTTTGGTACTGTACTAACATTGTAGAAAGTTTATCTTCCCAAGATTCTGCATTTGTAAGTATTTTATTAGCAAGAGTATCTTTATCAATATGTCTTTCAGTAGATAGGTAATCTAAGAAAGGAGTTTTACTACCACCTAGTCCTTTGTTAGTTAACCATTCTCTTGCTTCGTGCTTTTGAATCTCCCAAGATGCTACTTCTAGATCTGTGGTATTCTTAAGGTTTTTAAGGCGTGTGTTAAATTCATCTTCAATAATTTCTCTTGCAAAATATATCATGAAGTCCATAACTTCTTTTTTAATTGCATCTGTAAGTTCGATGGGAACTTTTAAAACTGGGTTAGCAGGAGTCCATGCATAACCAGATGAATCAACTGATGCAGCAACTTTACCAAACGGTCTAATTTCTGAGAAGAAGTTTGATCCGTTATACGCTTGTGCTTTTGTGACCTCTAAGTATTTGTGTTCCCATTCTTTAGATATAGTTTGGAAAACCATTTCACTAACTTCTACACATGAGAAATGCATCAACGAGAACATTTCGCTGTAGTGCAGTCTGGTATCTCCAGTAGCAGTCATGTTAACAAACTGTTCTGGATTGATTTCTTTTTCGTTGACGATTAAGTATCTCATTTTTTATTGTGCTCGTTTAGCAGTAACAGAAGCGGATGCTGAACAGCAACCACCAGATGATGTTCCATAATGTCCTTTTGGTCTAGTAGCAGCTGGCATGTTTGTTTCAACGTCAGTAGAGTAATCCCACTTAGTAGTATGGTTGTTCTGCTGCCCGTCGTATTGTCCCATCATGTATCCTTTGTCTTGACCCATCATCATATTTTCTTCACCATAAGCACGAACCTTAGTTCCGTTCTTAAGACCAGCTCCTGATGATCCACTGTATTTAGTCCAAGGTGATGTAACGTTGTTACCAGTTCCGCAATAGAAGTGACCCCACTTAGAAGGAAGCGGTTTACAAACTCCGTCA